AACTTTCTACTATTTATAATTTTATCAACAGCATTCTTAGTTCCTCCAAAACCTTTTACACCTTTACCACTTAATATGTATCTTAATTCTTCATCGGATATTGCAGGATCATTAATTTGCTTATTATATCTCATTCGTAAAATGTTTTCAGATCTACCATCTGTTTCTTTATTCAACTCTTCAGGTGATCGTTCGAAAGGTGTTATGTATGGATTTGATGAAGGTCTTGATAATATATCTCTATCATAAATACCTTCTTTTAATTCCATTTTAATTGTTTTTGGTTTACCTGGAGTGGTCATTTTTTGTACACCTTTAGAAGATTGAGCTTTCATATCCATTTCTTTTACTTTCTTAGGCATACCCGTTTTGTATTCACTTTTACCTGAATCTTTAACGTTTGATTTTGGAGCTGTTTGTTTATTATCTAAATCACCATACCCACTAGACTTATATTTACCTTTTGCTTCTTTAGGCTTACCTAAACCTGGAGCATCTTCAGTATATCCCACTCCTTCTGTTCCAAATTGGCCGTTTTTAATGTAGTATAACGGGTCTTTAGATATGTTTTTAGTGACGATGTCCATTAATTGATCCTTCGTTTTATCTGCGTTTTTAGGCGCTTTTAATTCGGTATAAAATCCATTAAGTACTTCTTGACCACTTAAGTTATCGATATTTTTACGATTTTTGTTATCAAAATTATGAGCATCAGTATCTTCTACATATTTAGACACTTTTTTAGTATCAGCTTTAACTTTTTCTTCTTCCATTTCAGATAAGAAATTTTTAAATGCTATTTCATAGTCTTGTTTTGGAGATGGTTCCCAATCGTTAATGGGTCGTAATCCAACAAAATTCTCGTTAATTACCCCTCTATTTTTAAGGATTTTTTCGGTTTGTTCAAAATCAGAAAAATTAGTTATCATATCCGGATAAAGCGATTTTGCTTCCTTTAAAAATATATGTTTACTTCCTTTTCCTTCTTTAATAAGATTATATTGTGTTTGTAAAGTTTTCATTGTTTATTTAAAATTATGAATATAAAAATACGGGAGCACTATTTGCTGCTAAACTACAAGAAGTTATGACCATTGGGAATGTTGTTCCTGGAGCCATTGTAAATGGTACACCTGTTGCTTCTGAAATTACGTTATTAGTAAACGCATATCCATATTTAAAGCCTGAAATAATTGAACCGGATATTGCTGATACTGATCCTGTTCCTAAACATATCATTCCTGAAAATGCTCCGGTAATTGATTGACCGGCTGTTAAAAATGTTCCTCCTAAATTTACTGGGATATTTACCATGTTGTTTTTATTTTTTTAATATTTTTGTTATATCTAATAAGTAATCTTTTATTAAATCCGTACCATATACTACATCATAGGACTCAGGATTATTATTATAGTATTCTATTGTTTTTTGCCTAGCTTCTTTTAAAAGAGGTTGTATTTGTCCTATTAAATCTATAACTTCATCAAATCCATTTAAACGGGTTTGTTGGTATTGTTTAGGAGTTTGTGGTGTTTCTTCTTTTAATTTATATCTATACATATTATTATTTGTATGTTTTTCCCCATAAATCTTTATAATCTACAGCTTTAGAAGCATCAGCCTGTTTTTTACGATTAACTACTTTGTAACCGAACGCCTTTACATAATAATTATCTTCTACTCCATGTTCTGTTGCTTTTGGACCAGGTCCTAAATTTCCAGTTCCATATGTAGATTTATTAGTTTCAGTTACTTGATTTGGTGCTAATTTATACCCTAATTTATAGTAATAATTACTGGCTGTGCCTTTAGCTTTTTTGTTTGGATTAAAGGCAAATGGTGTAGCATATTGTTCTCCAGTACCTGCAGTCATTCCAGCACTACTAGCTGTTCCACCGCCTGTTGTAGATTCTTCTTTTAATTTTTTAAGATATTCTTGACATATCTTTTTGATTTTGACTTTTAAATTATCCATTATTATGTTTTAATTCTTCTAAAAGCTCAAAATATTGAAGTAAATCAACCAAATTGTTTGTTTTAACTTTTTGATTTTTGTCAATCTCAGTCAATAGTTTACCTACTTCCTCTAGTTTAATTTTAACAACAACATCTTCTGTTTTGGTGATTTGAGTTTTTATTTCTGATTTGATTTCGTTTATCTTATCATTGTAAAATCTCATTAGTTTTGGGGCTGAGTCTATTGAATTAATAAATTCTTTTAATACTGTTTTTTGGTTTTCATTTAAATGAGCGTGTTTAGTATTAAATTTATCAAGTAAAATCTTATAAGTTAAAATACGTAAATCTTTATCATATGTTTGAAACTCCTCAATAATGGTTTGGGTGTGTTCTTTTTCTCTTTTAGGTTTTGTCAAATATTCTAAAAGTGTGGTTTTATTATTTATAGTAATCTGTGGATTTGAATATGTTGGATCACTATGTACTTCAAATAAAACATATATAGATGCTAATTCTTTGTAATTTGAAACTTTAGTTTTAAAAAATTCGTCTAGGTTATAATAGTCTTTTATTTCCTTGATTAAATTATATTTTTGTTTTCTTAAAGCTGTACGATTTAACTTTTTAGAAGATTCTAATACCGTGTTTATAACCATATTAGCTTTAGCTTCGCTAACAAAGTTATTTTTAAAAACAGACTCATATAACTTGTATTCTTTTCCTAATTCAGTATTAACAAAATGAGATTTAATTATTTTTGATGCAGGCGAATCTTTACCTGATAAAATATCTGAAGTGATCTGTCTTGTTAATAATTCAAATAGTATACCTGTATTTTTTGTCCTATTATGTTTCATCAATGTGTTTTTTATAAATATATATAAATATTAAGGTAGTAACTGAGAATCATCTAGTAATGACTCTTTATTTTTGTCTGATTCAAAAATCATTACTTTGCGTTCTACTTTCATATTCTCTAATAATTTTCTATTTTGGAAATATGATTTTTTAGTTCCTTCTAATGCTAGAGGTGAACCACCTTTATAATTAGTTTTACCGAATGATGGTTGATCATCTTTCTTCATAGCCGCAACTCCCAATCTATCTCTACCAAAAGCATTACCCTGAGTATTTATATCTGAGGCTTTTTCTTCAGGACGTCCTAAAGTAGCTTTCTCATTATATCCAGCAGGAACATCATCCGTGTTATTATATCTTCCAGTACCATATAATGTTGCTAAATCGTGAGGTGTACCATATGATTTACCTGTTTCTAATGGATCATTTCCTTCTTCTGATATTTGTTTTAATCTGAATCTACGTTTTGCATCTTCTATGTTTAAATCTCTCATTTCACCAAATTCACTTTCACTTAAATGGAATACGTTAGTGTAAACCCAATCAGATGGTAAAACATCATTTTCAAAAATAGTTACAGCTAAATCTACTTTTTCTTTTAAAAGAGATAAACGTTCTTGGTCATATATAATTGAAGGAGTAGTAAGAGATAATTTAAAATTAGTTAACTGTTCACCATCATATCCTTGTGTATATAAATGGATTAAAGCAATTTTTTCAAGTTCGGATAATATTATTCTCTGTATTCTATCAATTGTACGAGCAAATCTAATATCTTCAGCTGCTAATGTGGCTTTTCCAGTTAAATCTTTTTCATAACCCATAAAAGCTTTTGGAACTTTTAAGGCAGCAAACATTTTATCTCTTAAATACTCAACATCCTTAATACCATCATACTCTAAACCTTTTGAAGTATCAATTTTAGTAGTTGCATCATTTCCACGAACTGGAATGTAGAAATCTTCCATCATATTCTGCATGTTGTACTTCAAATTATACTCTCCAGTTTCAGGATCAATATATGGAGTACGTTTCATGGCAGAAATTGTTTTCTGCATAAATGTTTCTACTTCATTTGGTGGAATGCCTCCAATATTAATGTAAAATACACGTTTTTCCGGCGCTCTAACTATTCTATGGATAAGCATGCTATCTTCCATTAAAGAGTATTGTTTATATAATTTACGCGCTGGTTCAATATATGCTCTTCCGTAAGGTAAATAATTTACATCTGATAATAACCTAAAGTGGGCCATTTCATAATTGTCAAAATATATTCTATTAGAATTAGTAGGTTGATTTGGTAAGTTATAGTAACCATAACTACCTCCAGCAAAACCATCAGGTGAAAATGCATACCTTATAGATGCAGGACTTGCTTTATCATATCCTTCTTGTCTTTCAATATGATATGCAGTGTATGGAATAATATTATATACTCCAAATTTATCAGCTATTTCTAGTTTTAGGAAAAAGTCACCATATTTACACATTTGTCTTACCCATGACCACATATTAAATTCTATATTTAATACATCATAAAATAAGTTATATAATATTTTTTGAACGTCTTCATCACTACTTACAATTTGTAATACTTCTCCTTGTTCATTTTTTAATGTACTTTCATCTGCAATAATATCTAGAGCAGAGGCTATAATAGCATCAGTATCCATAACATCATATTCAGAATACATTTGTGTTCTTAAATATTGATAATTAAGATTGAATTGAGCTCCATATAAAGATGATGGGTTTGTGCTGCTATATATTCGATTAAATCTATCTTGGAGTGAATTAGTTTCAATTTCTCCAGTAGTTTGGATGTGATTAACATCTATTACACGAACGTTATTTCCTCCTTGGTTCCTAATAATTACATCCGAAGAAAATAACCTCTTTAATCTTGTAAATACACTTTTATCTGCCATTTTTGTTTATTTTATCTTGTTAACCATGTTAAATCTTCGCTTTGGCCCTTTATATTCATAGAATATGGATTATCTGTTCCTCTTGCGAAATATGCTCCTTGGTATTGACTTTTCCCGGTTGAAAAATTATTTAATGCGGTTCTAGTTAAATCTAGACCTTGTTGTTTAAATTTAAATGCTGTATCTCTTAAAAACATAGCAATAGAAAATGATGTAATTAAATCATCATTATATCCTTGTTGAGCTTCAGCTCTACCATTTTTCCAAACAAATACTTTCATTTCTTCTAATAACCTTTTAGATTGAATAATTACAGATCTGTCACCAACATATTCTTGAAATTTACCTATTACCATAGGTCTTGTTCTTAAAGACATTGTAAATCCAGCTACTGTTTTACTCGAATCCATAAATTGATCAAAATATGAATCAGCTGTAATTTCCCCATTCTTTGGAGAATAATATAGATTAGCATAGTTTCTTTCTTGAATGGTTTGTAATGTACTCCATCCTATATTTGCATTTTCTACTACTAATAAAGCATTATTATATTCAGTAGCTACTCCTACTAATAAATACCCGAATTCTCTAGTTCCAATTTGCCCTTTATATTCAGCTACTTGTGTATTGGTTTCTACATCAATAACGTGAAATGCTGAGAAATCTTTTCCATCACCTCGAGCTACATCCGCTACTACTAAATACTGACGAGTATAATCTGGAGATTCCCATACCCATAAGTTACGATCAACTCCTCGCCTCTCCAACGGTTCCTTAATATAAGTTTCTTCGTAGTATTTTATATATTCAGGATGTAATACAGTATCTCCTGAATTTGAAAAGTCGCAATCACACTCTTGTGCTGCTAATCTTGGATCTCCTAATAAGTCATTTTGTTTATCTCTCCATGCCTGGTCTCTTTCAGGATGAACATACCATGGAAGTCTGATAGGTAAGAAATCATTTTCAGATGATTCTGCTTTAACCCATGTTTGGTGAAACCAGTTTCCAGTTCCGTATGGAGTACTAAGAACAATTGCTCCTCCTCCCGTTGCTAATGTTTGCTGAGCTGATGCCCAAATCTCTCCGATATTCTCAATAAAAGCGGCCTCATCTACTAATAGTAAGGACACAGCTTCTGATCTACCTGCATCGCTCGAGGCAGACGTTGCTTTAATTTGAGAGCCGTTATTTAGTTTGAGAGTTAGTTTATTGTCTTCTAAGGGTTTACCTTTTTCTTTTAACCATGAAGGTAAATTATCGTACATAAATTTTACCTTAGTAACCATATTCTTAGCTGTATCCTGTTTAGTTGCGATACACAAAATATTCTTATCTTTATGGAATAACATTAACCATAAAGCATACCCACCAGCTAATGTAGATATACCTAACTGACGAGATTTAAGTATTATAGAGTATGGATTTTTTTGGAATAAACCTAATACCTTTTCTTGAAATGGATATAAGTGAAACATAATTCTTCCTCTTTGAGGATGACTAATGTAACAATATTTTTTCATAAAATGGGCAGGATCTTGGAGACACTTTATGTACTCCTGCCTCATTATATCTTTTATTTGATGTTCCAAAACTTATTTTTTTAATTTAATTTTAAAAAGCATTCCTCCTTGTATACTAACGGTTTTAGCGTTGCTATAACCTATACCAAAAGAGTATAAATAGTCTTTTTTACTTTTAAATATAAATGAAGAACCTGCAAAATTTACTATGTTTGTTTTATCAAAACCAAGGGTTGCACCTAAGAAAAACTGATTTTTAGGTAATTCTTTTACTATTGTAGTTTCCTTAATAACTGGATATACTATATGAGAGCTAAATTTTCTCGATTCTATTTTATTTTTTGCTATAGTATCATTAATAACAACAAACGACAATGAATCTAATGTAAGTGTATCTTTATATAGTCTACTTGTATAATAATCTTTAATTATTGCTGATGTATCTATATTTAGAGGAATATAAATTGGGATTTCTTTTTCAATAGTAATGTCTTTACCTTTACGATATATGACTGTATTTTTTGAAATGTATGTAGTATCAATCGTATGTTTAAGTACGCTATATTTTTTCCCATCAATTTTAATTATTTTTTTAGATATGGGTGGGTGATTACCTCCACATCCTTTAATAAATAAAATTATTAGGATTAGTGCTATGATTAATAAAGATTTAAAATCTAATTTTTTTAGAAATACTAAAACATTTTTTAATACACCTAATATTATACTATATATATTTTTCAAGTTGTTCTATTTTTTTCTCTAATTCCTTTTTAGCGGCAGTTTTAACTTTTAATGTTCGTAAAATTTCATCTTTATCAGAACCTTCAGCTTCTCTATATTCAGCAGCTAAATCTTGCATATCTTTAGATAATGTTTTTAATTCTTTTTGAAATTTTAAAAGCCTTGTTGTTTTGGCTATAATCCCATCACCTTTTTCAATATCTTTTGTTTTAGGTTCTCGTTCAAAAAAATCAGATTCAATTTTAGCTTCATTGGTTTTAAATTTTACCCCTTTATCTTTGTAAATTTGTTTTAACTTATCTGCAACTTCTTCTTTTGTTTTAACCTGAATAACATAACATGGATTTATCCCTTCTTCCTTTTGGGAGTTTTTATATTCATAAGCTGCATCTTCGTTATTTGGGAAATCATTTGAATAAAAACCTCTATTGTTTTTTTCATCCCAACCCACTACATAATATCTACCACCATTCGAATTTGAAGAGGGTTGATACTCGTGTGATGAATAATATTCTTGGATTGGGGAATTTTCTCCTTCTTTTAAGGTAATAGATCTATATAATCCATATTCACTTTTTTTATCTTTATCTTCTAGAGATTTTAAAAATTTAGTAGCCTTCATTTTAGCATTTTCAGAACTACCTTGAGGATCATTTTTAAATACTTTAGAATGTTGTTTATAATCTCTATCAGTCCAAACTACTTCATAACTATTTTTATCCATTTCTTCAGTATACATTCCTTTTTTACCTTTTTCAGGAGATAATTCAATGTTACCACTTTCATCAGGTTCGCCAATTCTATAAAATTCATAATCAAAATACTCATCACCACTTCTTGGAGTGGATATCATAGCTTTTAATGAATGATCAAAATAACCAATTTCCGGAGTTACTTTTTTCCCATTTACAGTATAAGTATATTTTTCGAGGTTTGTTATTTTATCATCATTTTTATCTTCATCAATGTGGTATCCTTTCCCTCCACCTAAACTAGCCATTGGGTTATATTTAGGTTTGTATGGTTTTGCTTTACCTGATTTAAGGAAAATAGTTGCCATTAATTTTTGAGCATTACCTCCGGCATTAATAAAAGCATTATATTCATCATCTGTTACATAATATATATAATCTCCTTGATTAGTTGGGATTAAAATCCCGCTTTTACCTCCACCAATTGTTACAGTACCCGGAATGCCATTTATTTCTTTGGCTTCATTCATATTATATCCTTTTTTAGAGGATAATTTTAAATTTTTCTTCGTAGCATATTTTTTAGCTTCTTCAGGGGAAGAAAACATCATATCTATTTGTTTAGACCCATCTGGTTTTTCTAAAACATAA